AGCGCCTCTAGGAGGTGATTCCTCCTGTTTTGATACCTCAGCTTTCGCGGAGAATACCATGCCTCGCACCAGAACGAAACCCGTCAAGACCATTTCGGTCGGCCTTCCCAGCGGACAACAGAGCACCACAACAGGTGTCTGGTCTACTGGTGGGCCCTCGGTCCCGTTCACAGTGTCGATGGAGACTTTCGAGATGATTGACACCGTCACCCCTGGGTTTCGACGTAAGTCGGCCCAGGGTGGGATCGTCAATAGTCCGATGTCGTCAGTACGTTGGCAGTTTTCTGCCGACCCCGGGGCAACCCGTGTACTGAACTCCGCCGCGAAGACTCGCCTGTTCCGCCCAGCGGTCGCGTTCGCGCGACCGTTGAGCGAGCCTCAGCCGAGTCCTGTCGCGCTTCTTGCTCAGGAAGTCGCTACGGAGGCATATACCTCCGCGCGATCCCGAGTCGCCTCGCCGGAAGCCATGGGCATGGTTTCATGGGGTGAAAGAGCCGAAACGCTCAATCTCCTCAGGAAACCTGTTACAACCCTTGTCAACCGAACCGAATCGCTCGAGGCCCTGATCAAGAAGGCGAAACGACTGAAGGCCTCCCGGCCGGAAATCGTTTCTATTATCTCTAACTGGTGGCTGCTGTACCGTTATGGTATCATGCCGCTCATCAGCGAGGTAGAGGGTGTCATCAAAGCGTTCCAAGCTGAAAGTGGACCTAGGCGGGAAACCGCCCGTGGTTCAGCGTCGGCATTGCACGCAATCAGCGGGGCTCGAGCCCCCGTCTCCCCGGGATGGGGTTTGACGGAAACCGAGACCTGGGAGGAGGTATGGGATATCTCCTCCCGTGCTGGGTGCCTTTACGCATACGAGTCGACATTGACCACTCGGTTGGGCCTTGACGCGGGTAACATCCCGCGCTCGGCTTATGACCTTGTGACTCTGTCATTCGTGCTCGATTGGTTCGTCAACGTAGGAGACTACCTTGGCGCCTTGACAGCAGACTTGCGTGGAGATATCCTCGCGTCGTGGATCACCACTGACGTGACATGCACTCGCGTTGCCCGCTGCCAGACCACCTTCGCCAACCCGAGTGGGTATTCCTACTCGGCGGAAGCATTGGGTGTCGGGTATTGTTCCACCACTACTGTGTGGCGGTCCCGTGTCCCTGCAGGTATCGGCCAAATTGGTGTCGTGCCGCGTGTTCGTATGAACACGAAGCGCTACGCCGATGCGTTCGCCCTGATATACACTCGTCTCTCCGGTCGTGTCAAATGACCGGTCAACTCTAACTCCTTTCTATAAGGACTTCGAAGATGGCAACCATCAACACCAAGACCTACTCGCAAGACAAGGTCGAAGCCAACAAGGTCACCCTTGCCGGCCCTTCTCACACCGTCTCCGACAAGCAAACCTTGTCGTTGGCGCGCGTGGCCCCGAAACCGAGCGGCACCAACCCTGGTGTCGCCCGGTCCGAGGGCAAGTTCACGCGCTCTGCCGTCACCAACGTGACGACCGGTGCGAAAGCTGACATCATCCTTGCTGCTGCATCCTCCGTCCCTGTTGGGGCCGCGGTTGCGACGCTGGACGACGTCATCGCCGATTTCCGCTCGTGGGTCGCCTCGGCGGACTTCGTGAACCACGTCAAGAACGGGAAGATCCTGGTCAGCTGACCAGGCCCCTCGACGTGATGCGCAAGTTCGCTCGAGACTTCCTCGTGACGGCGGTGCTGATCACCGTTATCCTGGCCCTGGCCGGGGGCGGTGGCATCGTCCATCTGGGCTAGCTTGCCCAGTTGTTTCCTCCTTTCACATAAAGGAACGCGTGATGCGTAAACAGAAGCAGCGCGCAATGCGCTTTGAGGCCCGTAAGATCGCAATGATCCTGGCCTCGTACTTCGGCGAAGCAGCTGCGGCTGCGGGTCTGTCCGACGTCCCTTACAAGCGCCTTCACGGCGCTCTCCGGGCTCGAGATGGACTCGCGGCCTATGCTGCTGTCGACAGCTGGGACCCAGCGTTGCAAGGTCCCGAGTCTCTTTTCTTTGAGGCTCAGCTGTCCGCGCTCGTTAAGCGACTCGACCTACCGGGTTTCGATCCGGTTGCCGCCGCCCACAAAAGGTGGGAGACGGCCGAGTGGCGATGCAAGTGGGTAAACCGCCGCATCGAGGCATGGCACCGACGGGATCCCTCCCGTCGACCGTACCTCGGTCTGGTCACTCGTATGCAGCACTACATTCGTGCGGTGCTGCGCGATGAACCCCCTGTATCCGAGATGCTCGCCATGGCGCGCTTTGGACCCGGGACATCGGTTGGTGTCCACGGTGACTCCACGCACTTCTTCGCCAAGTTGGCGGGGGAGAAGTGGGGGGTCACTCGGGCGTGCGCCCCATACGCAGCAGGTGCGCTTTCGCGCATTACTGGTGTCTATGAAGAGCTGGGCTTGTCACGAGACGAGCTCGTATGCCTGGACCCGGGAGGGTTCTGGGCTGCGTTCAATGACCGTGCTTCGTGTGAAGGCCAACATGACTCCGTCATGTTCGTTCCTAAAAACTCGAAGACTCACCGAGCAATCGGGCAGCCGGTCACGCTGAACTCAATGGTTCAGCTCGGTGTCGGCGATTGGATATCTGATCGCCTTCGCGTATTTGGGATTGACCTTTCGGATCAGTCCCTCAACCAACGCCTCGCCAAGCGAGGCTCAGAGCCGGACCTTCACAGGTTTGGCCCCTGGTGTACGCTGGATCTGGAGATGGCTAGCGACTCGCTCGCGCGGGCCGTTTGTCGTCTCCTGCTCCCACCGGAGTGGTTCTCCTTTCTTAATCGTGTGCGGGTTCCAACCTACACACTTGATGGGAAGGTGCGGACATATGAGAAGTTCTCCGCGATGGGGAACGGTTTCACATTTCCGCTTGAAACGCTTGTGTTCGCTGCGGCGTGCCATGCTGTCACCGGCCTCCGGGCCGTTCGCGGTGTTTCATCCGACGGGTTTTCCGTTTACGGTGATGACATCGTGATTCGACAGTCTAACGCGCTGGAGTTGTCCGAACTACTGCGCTTCCTCGGGTTCAGGGTCAATAAGGAGAAATCCTTTTGGTTCGGTTCCTTTCGGGAGAGCTGTGGGGAGGATTATGTAGACGGACTTAATATCCGTCCCGCTTTCGTCGAAGGCCGAGAGTTGGATCGACTCCAGCTCATCGGGTTGCATAACCGCGCGATGCGGTCAGCGTACCTTGTCCCCTCAGGGCTATTGCCTTGTTTACGGGATTTGGACCGGTCGATACCCCTAAGACCTTGGGGAGGTCCGTCGGACGATGCCTTCATGGCGCCGTACGACGTGTACCTCTCCTCGGCCCGAAAGGGTGTCTGGAGCGTGGACTACCAGGGTTGGCACCCTGATAGACTTCTCGCAAATCCAGTCCTCGACGACCTAAAGGGGCCGAAAGGACCCCTTATGGCACTTAGCGGGGCATTGTGCGGGGCCACCTCTTCGGAGGGGGAGCCGCGCTTTGCTTACCGTCGGCGCACTCGCGTCGTGAAGGAACGCCACGTTGGCTGGAGGGACCCAAGTTTCGTTGGTCCTCATCAGCCGCGTTGAC